CAAGCCGCAGTATCTGTTACCCGCGATCTACACCAAGACGGTGGTATCGCCAAGGCTGAGATATTCCAAGGCAACAAGACACAATACGAAGAGGCTAAGAAAGACGAAAATAGATACGTGTACTGGGTACGGATGGGGGGTGAAAAGGTCTTAATTGAACTGACTCCAAACCCAGATGACAATACTCAAGACAGTCTAGATAAGGCTATGTTTGAGGTGGAGATGTTACATCAATCTCTGACAGGTATGGCTCATCTAGGGTACTCTGACAACTTCATGGAGTGGGGATCGAAAGCTAAACAGCTACTGTCTAGGGGGGTCACTCTGAACCCTACTTTTAAGATGAGGAATCTGTGGAGAGACACGTTCACTTCCATCATCGTTGCACCTATGAATCTAAACATCATGAAGAATGTTATTCAGGGGTGGGGGATTATGCGAGATGCTGATAACGAAACCAGAAAAGAGATGCAATTTGGTGGAGGGTCTTTCTCCCACGGGTTCACCCGTGGATCAGATGTTGAGGCTACAAAAGCCTTGGTTGCACGAGGTGTCCCACAAGAAAATATCATTGACTCTCCGAAAAAATTATTCGATAAGTTTAAGCAAAAAGCTGTTAACGCCTATGAATGGTATGATGAGATAGGGTACATCTTAGAGAACGTCAATAGAGCGGCACAATTTGAACAGTCAAAGGCGCGAGGTGCTAATGCCTTAGAAAGAAACCATGAGGCGCGGGATCACCTAGACTTTGGATCGCACGGAGCTAGTAAATTCCTACGAGGATTGACACAAACGACAGCATTCTTGAACGCTAGGATACAGGGTCTAGACAAGTTAGCTAGAGCCTCTCAGGACAAGACTACAATCGAAGGCCGTCAGGTTCTTGACACCCAACAGAAACAATTCTGGGCAATGGCCTCTACCTATATAGGCGCGTCATTAGCCTTGTGGTTGTTGATGAAAGATGACGAGGAGTACCAAAAACTCACGACGCATGAGAGAGCGACATACCACGTTGTTCGTGTGGGTGGGTCGCTGTTTTATGTCCCAAGACCTTTTGAGGTAGGGGCAGTCGCAGAGAGTGTTGAGCGGTTAACTGAGCAGGTGTTCAAAGCACTTGAAGGTGAGGGGTTTGACGGGAAATTTCTTGTAGAAAGACTCAGCCACCACCTAGTTAACACATTCAATTTTAATTTACCAACCGCCCTTGTGCCAGTGGTAGAAGTCGGGATTAACAAGAACTTCTTCACTGGCGGGGTGGTGGACAACACATCAGGGTTACGCGAAGACAGGACTAAGAGTACTACCTCTAATGTAGCCAAGGGTCTCAGTGCGCTGTTTGCCCCAACTGGCATGACTCCAATCCAAGCAGACCACTTTATCCGTGGATACACCGCTTGGGCGGGTACAGCCGTCACGGGTGTAGTGGACGCTATTGTCAATCCAATGCTGGAAGGGGCAGAGCCTGAGCCTTTTGATATATACGACACCCCAGTTCTGAAAAGTTTCTTTAAAGAACTTGACGGTAAGTCGAGTAACTTCTTTGTCGAGGAGTTCTATAAGCGCAGGGAACCTGCTAGAGAAATTGAAGGATCACTACGGACAGTCCCAGAGGGCGACACTGAACGTAGGGAGGAGTTGTACAAACTCGCAGAAGAGGAAGGTGTTGAGTTATTCTCTGACATTAGCGGAGCAATGAGCGAGATCAGAAAAGCCTTAAAAGAAAACAACGCAGATAGAACTATCTCAGGCGAAGAGCGAGAGCAGAATCGGAAGACTCTGATCAATGAGCGGAACAGACTAGCCAGAGAAATCTTTGAGGAAATCAAATCAGTAGGTGAAGAAGACGAGGTGGAGGAAGAGAGTGAGAGTGGTGACTCATCTCTTCTTAATATACTAGGTATAGGGGATGCTCATGCTGGTGAGGAGAAGTTCGTAGGGGGGAACGACTCATATATCAACCTATCTGCCACCCCCCTTACTCAAAAAGAACTTCACGGGAAGAAAGGTAAAGGTCACATATTCTACGGAGCAGACGCGGTAGCTAAAGTTAAAGCGGTTGAAGGGAACATACCCCCAGAGGCTGAGAGAATCATAGAACTTGAAGGGTTCGTTGACGTTCCGTATCTAGACCACAAAGGTATTGTGACCGTAGGTGTCGGTCAGACAGGGGACTTCATGCGTAAGTCTTTCATGGAAACCTTTAGAGAAAAAGAGGAGGATGTTGCAGAGATTATTGACAATTACGAGACTTTCCCTTCTTATCTTAAAGCTGAGTTGGTTCAAGCCATGTACCGAGGGGATATTAAAAAGGGTCACAATTGGGTTAAGCAAGTTAATCAAGGGAAATTTAAAAAGGCATCTGATACTTTCTTAATACACAAAGAGTATGAAGACCTGTTGAAAACAGACCCAGATAATGGGGTCGTTGCGAGATTAGAGGCAGTCAGTAAGGCACTGCGTCAGTACGGTACGGGTAGACGAGGTGCTGAGAAAGTCTACACAGTGCAGAAAGGAGATACCTTGTTTAAGGTAGCCAAGAAGTACAACCTATCAGTCCCTGAGTTGAAGAAGATGAACAACATCAAAGATGTAAATAAAATCAAGGTTGGTAAAAAGCTGAAAGTCTAATATAATTAAAGATGAGAGGTAGAAGGTAGTGCGAAAGCACAAGGGACTCCATCCCTGTTGGCCTTTTACCTCTCACCCTTGACAGCATTCAGACAACACTCCCCCTAAGTTGTTGATATATATAAGAGTCATAAGTATCATTGTAAGCTAGAGTGATAAATATAACTCTTATTAATCAATGGTTTGCGTGATCTTAACTCAAGACTATACGCTCACTATACGCTAGTTATACTCTCCATTCGACAACATTTGGTCAGCGTCAGTACCCTGTACCGTCTGCGTTGTCAAAGTGGTCGTTCAGCCAACTCACTAGATCATCTTTGCGGTTAGGTATTTCGACTATGTGCGGTTCTTCATACAATGTCCACGACACGCCACAGGGTGATTCTATGGTTCTTGTTTGCTCCGCTTTCTTGGCATCACTAACCACCTCTTTCCATCGCTTCACGGCCTCTTTCTTTGTGCCAAACCACTCATAGCGATTGGCATAACTATCATCAAAGTCTATTCTCCAAATTTTCATTACCTTTCTCCAATAGCCTCATTATTACTCCTCTCCCATCTGTCCATCATCTTGCCCCCATTGTCTGCAGACTCCACAGGGATGTACTTACTATATGTCTTAGCAGTAAATGCCCAGTTACTATGACCCATCTGTTGTGACACGTACATGGGATGCTCCCCTGCACTGAGCATTTGTGAACAGTAAGTATGCCGCATCTGATACGGCCTTCTGTATCGAACACCTGCCTTCTTTAAGATCGACACCCACCTTCTGTATAAGTCGTTTGAACTTTTCCATCGAGTCGGTGCTGTCTTGTTAGCGTCCCACCCTGTTGAACCAATAGGTTCTTGGAAAACTTCCTCTCCTTTTAGATAGGTTAATGCCTTCTGCGACTTCAAGACCTTGAGGGCAGGGGGCAGTAGTTGAACTGTCCGTGTACCTGACGATGTCTTAGTGTCTTGGAGATCATCAGAGTGGTGAGTCAGCGAGTGCGAAACGTGGACAGTTCCTGTGACCAAGTCAACATCACTCCACGAAAGAGCAAACAACTCTGATGGCCTCAATCCTGTCCAGAATCCAAACCCAATCAAGGATTTAACCTGCCCCGTTGCCGCAGAAACAATGGCGTTGATCTCTTCAATAGAGAATGGATCGATACTTTCCTTGGTAGCTTTCTTTTCAAAGAAACTACGGCCTAACTTTCTCCCATATATCGGATTGATAGGAATTACCCCATCGTCCACAGCCTCATTCAAAGTCTGCCGTAACACAGTGAGCATGGAGTTGGCTCTGGCTCTCGTAGGATTAAATGTCCGAATGCACTCTTTAATGTCTGACCACGTGAGTTCGTGGATTGATATCTTCCCCAGTGTGGGGGCGAGTTCATTACGAACAATGCGGCCATAGTTATACGCGGTCACTGGCGCGAGATCTGTACGCTCCAGAAATTTCTGTAGATAGAAGTCAAGCGACTCAGTCTTGGCCTCATCTTTAGCACGTTTGGAATTAGGAAAGAAGTCAGCGTACTGAAAGGTACATCTCTCAATAGCGTCTAGTACACTTGCTCTTCTTAACTCTGCTTTCTTGAACCCCGCCTTGGTTGGTGGGATTGCTAGTCGCTCACGGCAACGCTGACCGTTGAACATGAACGATATCTCTATTGACGATTCGGACGCCTTACGACATCCTTTGTACTTTGGCTCACCCATGCCTCATACCCCTCTATATCTATGTGTAATCGTTTATCGGGTGACCTGACTGCGAACGACCACTCACCCGTGTATACCTTTTCTCTGATGGCACGTTCTGAATAACCCGTCAGGTCTGCCATCTTCTTAATTAAAACATACCGTACCATCTTAAAAATGGAGATACGCTGAAGAAAAAGAATGCTGTGCAGGATTGATGCCTTGCAACCCACCTGCCTGCGCTAACTTCTCTTCTGACAAGGCAGGTACTATCTTTGTTCTGCGAACACCTGCCAAGATGATGTTGATGCAGTCGTTATACATATCATTCTTCTCCCAGATCCAACCACCCTTGGAGTTCTTCTGGTACTCAGCGGCCTTTGCGTACTCGATAGCGGATGTTCTTCCTTCTGTGAGATTACTCTCCAGATTTAAGGCGTAAGTCACCACCCCAGTTCCTGTAGCCCTCCACTCATACCCGTCCATACAGTCGAGGTGACACCCTGACTCAAAGACTGCAACTTTACTACCCCAATAGGTGTTCAGGTCATTAAGGTACTTACCTAATGATTTCCGCAACAACCTGCTCTCAGCATTGTCAGGAAGTCGTGCGATCTTCCCCTCCAAAGTGAGGCCGTGAATTCCTTTAGATGTAGACTTAGTGTCTGTCTCCGTACTCATAGATATAACATCTCCTTGGTGTAGGATACTCGCGCACCCTGTGCTTTGGCTCGTTCTCTTATCTCAGGCTCTTCCATCCGCTGTCCCCCGTGGAGTGCGTAGAATGACTTCCAAGCACCGACGGACACTGGGATTAGCGAGTACTGAAATCCACTCTTGTGAGTTATCTTCAGACAAGTCACAGGTCTCCGTGTGCCAACCTCATAAGACTTAGTATCGTGGTCATTATTAAATACAGGAGTCTTAGGCTCACCCCTAGTCCCCGTCTTTCTACCTGACTTAGCCATTACCCGTCACCTTCTTTTTATATTGTCCGTAACTAGCCTCGCGGGTCTTCATGTGTGCGATCAACCTCAGTAGATAGAAACTTCCTTTCATCAAGGACTCGACACCCCCTTTGCCCCGATACCGCAAAACGTACTTGAGTACCTGTGATAAATAAAAAGACTCCTTACCATCTCTAATCTCAGCTACAGCGGTGTCGATGATGTCGATAACTTCCATCCCAGTTTCTCCGAACTGGTAGTGTGGGGGGTTGTTCACATCTCTTTCCCGTGCCTCGTAAAGCAAGCTGTTATTATTTATGACCTGATCTATCTCATCCATTTACGACTCTCCATTACTAAAATAAATTTCCCAAATAAAAAACTTGAAACCCCAACGACTGCGATGATGGGTGCTATCACCATGAGGTAAACACCTAGCGCAACCATGTATAAATAACTCAATCCAACCCCTCTAATAATAAGTTCTGTACATTCTGTTTCTGTACTAACGCCCTAACTACTTTCTCGTCAATAGTGTCTGTAGTGACTAGATGGTGGGCGGTTACCGTGCCTGACACCCCTTGCCTGTAGAGCCTCCCAATAGCCTGTTGGAATTGCTCATTGCTCCACGTGGGTGTAAAGAAACACATCCGCGTGGCTCCCCCTTTCTGAAGATTGAGACCATGAGCCATTGAGCCATAGTGACCGCAGAGAACAGGTAACTTAATCTCTGGGTTGTTCCACCTCTCGACAACGCCCTTATCTTTTATATGTTCCACCATTGGGAACCGTGTTTTGATCCGTTCCCAATCAGACTTGAACTCGTAGAAAACTAGTAGGGGTTTATCGTCACCCTCAATTAACTCCCCAAGTGCGTCTAGCTTTTCATCATGGATGATGTGAGCCTCACCGTCCTCGTCATACACAAATCCGTTAGCACACTGTCGCAACTTCCCAGATAGCACTGCGGCATTGACGGCAGTGATAGGGGTGTTGTTAAACTCAAGAAAAAAATCCCTCTCTAACTCTTTATATATCTTCTTAGCACTCCTACTCTGAGTAACACGGATGGTGTTATGAAGTAGGGGTGGTAGGTTGAGGTAGTCCTCAGCGGATAACCTCAACGTGATGTCTGAAATGGCTTCCGTTATCTTGTCTAATGCCCCGTCTTTCGGCTCCCATGTGTACTCCATGTAATCAACTGGGTAGAAGTACCGCTGTTTAAAAATCCTGAAGGATCTTCCTAACCGCTTGCCCCCATCGATCAAAAAATACTGTGACCATAGAGACAAGAGAGTGTCTGCCGAGGGTGTAGCTGACATCATGTACACACGTTCAACTTTCTTGCGGATCTTCTTCATGACTTTTACCCGCTTTGAGTTGTGAGTTTTTAACGCACTAGCCTCATCACAAATCACAGTGTCAAATGGGAACTCCTGACCCTCATAAAATTTGTATAGCCACTCCAACAAGTTGTAACTAATGACAACAATCTGCGGCAACTCTCCATAAAGTATCTGCTGTCGTTTTGTGGGAGAGCCAATCAGTACCGCCATACTCAGGTGGGCGAGGTGATCCCACGAATGTAATTCTTGGAGCCAAACATCCCGTGCTACCCGTGGTGGGGCAACAACTAGCGTGTGCTTTGTTCTTCCAAGCACCATGAGATCTAGGATAAGAGTTAACGCTGACACAGTCTTTCCTAGGCCACAATCCTCAGCAATATAACCACCACCCGTGGTGCTGAGGTTCATACCCACAGCAACCACGCGGTTTTGGTAGGGATGCATCTGACTACGTTGCAACATCGCGGTTCTCAACCTTGACAAGCCTTGAGTTTAAATCGTCCAGTGCGCTCTGCATGGCCGCTCGTAAATACATATACTCGTCTGAAGGCGTGACAATTAATTGCTCCACGGTTGCGATGTCCATTGTCATTTCGGCCACCCTGTCGTTCAGTCTGTTAACTTCCGACAACCCTAGCGCGGATAGGCCGCACGTTAAAAATAACAACACCATTTCTAACTTAGTCACTGTCGTTCTCCTCTAACTTATTTAAGTATGCTTCAACGCCAGTTACTTTCTTCTCGTCTACATAAATATCTTGAAAATCTGGTTGTGGGGGTAATGCCCAAGCTAAAATCCTACTAATAAAATTCATATATATCCCTTTATAAAGTTGTCAACCGCACTTTTAGAATCGACCACCACTACTTTCATACCTAAGCACCTCAGAGTACGATGCTCATGCTCTTGTAATTTGGTCGGATGTTCCCCTAACGCCTTCACCTCAACCGCAATGACGTAGTTAGGGAAGATGACTAGCCTGTCAGGTACACCACGGTGCGATGGTGAAGACCATTTATATGATCTTCCACCGTGGCGTTTAACCTGATCGGCTAGATACTTTTCAATATCCCGCTCTCTCAACTAGAAGGGGACATCACTTTTATCAACCAACTTCCCTTCTTTAGAGAACCCAACCTTCGCTTGCTTCACAGCGTCGTCGTGAGAATCAAACCACCCGACGATTTCAAACTTGGGGGCGGCTGAACCTCGTGGGTTGTACTTGTTCGGCATCATCCACGAGGCCATAGAAATGAGCGGCATCTGGTACTTACCTTTTGATCTAGCGTTTGCCATGTACGCCTTCACCAACTCCCCAAGACCACGAGTCCCCCCAACTGTAGATGTCGAGAACTTAAACTTCTCACCGTTGCGACTATCCTCACCAGATGGATCGTCCACCAACGAAAAAGTGAGACTCATCGATTCAGACCACCCATCATCTTTACCCGTGTATGGGTAGTCGGGAGAAAGGGTTGCCAAGTCTGAGGTTTTTATGAAAGATTGTGCGCCACTCTCAACATCAGAAAAAAGAACGGAAAACTCTGCCACAGGTGGTTGGCTGGGAATCTTCCCCCAACACAAATAACCCTTTGCCATCGTGCCTTGGATGTCTGCTAAGAAAATTTCATCAGGCATGATGACTTCTTCCTCGCCCTTCTTTCCGAAAAGAAAATCACCCCCTGCAAATTTGAGGTAATGTACTCTATCCTCTGGTGATGCGGGTGCATCGAGGGTGTCAAAAACTGATGCGCCTTGCGCCACTACGGTTGTTAATTCATTCATTTTAATTCCTTAATTTTCAATTGGTCTGTTGGTTTTCCTGTCGAGTAACAGTCTGATATGTCGATACCTCTCTCACTTAATAACTCTTTGTCGAGTGTGCGTCTTCCTGAGACTTCGTGGTAAGTGATGAGGTAATCGTCCGATGATCCAGACTTTATACCTTCTCTTCTCATATACGTTTTTATCTCTTCAATTAATTCTCCTTGTTCTCTTTTCTTTGTTTTGATTTCTTTATCAATCTCTAACTTGTTCTTGATTAACGGTGTTATTGTTTTCTTCTGATCCTCTGACAAACCTGTTTTCGTGGGCATGGAATCTGATATGTGCTGACCGCAACGCTTGGTGTATGGACACCACTTACAATCGTCAGACAACTTGCCCTCAGTTGGTAGGTCTTCGGGGTCTTTCTCAAAGACATCTCTTGCCCTGTTGAGGGCGTGGGTAAAGACATCTCTATCTCTCTTCACCTTGTGTAAACTCATCTTTGAATAATCGGATGCATTCACGTAGATGATCCACGCCTCATCAATGGACTTGTCTAGCTGATGATTTGCCAACCCCATCTGAACCTGTGTCTGCATCTCGTGAGCAGGTTTAGGCAGGCTTCCTTGATACCGTGGATCAATCGACTTGATCTCAAAGATAACCTCGACCTTGTTGTTATCAGCATCGTAATAGAAGATGTAACCGTCAGGTGTGGCTGAGAGGTACTGCCACTGTAGAGTGGCTTGAAACTCGCCCGCCCCAGTGAGATGACCACGATGACCATCAAGGCCACTGACTTTCAGAGCGTCCCTAACTAAAGAGACTGTCCATTCTTCCATCGTGTTGCCGCGCTCTAAGAACCCCCACCCTTGCTTGAAGTCAGGGTCTTCCTCTACCTTGTGCTTGTTGTAACTTACCTGCTTGACACAGTTGAAGATCTCTGAAGCACCTACGGTGGAGGTGCGATCATGCACCTTACCCTCATCAGTTCTAAACACGGTCTTTCTCGAAGACGCGGCCTCGTCCATCCAACCTAAGAGGTCATCAAACATTTTCCAAACCCATAAACAAACCGATGATGAAGATATACACAGCAAAAATTGCTACTGACTCGACCAAATCTCTCATTAATTGCTCCATTTTGTGATGTTGGAGTAATGATAGCAAATGCTTACGCTTACCGCAAGCACTGTTTGTAAAAAAAAGAGACATCAAATGCTATTGAGGTTTTAAAAAGAGTCTGCTAGAATTTCCATACCAATAAAAAGGAGAATGGAATGCTGACTAAGAGAGACGTACTTAATGCACTAGAGAAAAAAGGATACAGGGATGTGAAGTTGTATCGCTCAGGAGAAGGGGATAAAGCATTCTGGATATTCCAGTATCCAAAGATTCATGTCATGTATGCGAGGGTTCTTACACCTTATATAGATAACTACCCTCTAGAAGTTTGGCTGAACGAGTTTGATATGATGCTTGAAGAAACTTCAATGATGAAGATCGGGGCGTTATGATGATGAAACCATGCACGGTATGTCACGCTTCATTCAGTGAAGATGAGGGGTTGATGGAAGGGTACATCGGGATACTCCCCGTAACCTTCTGCCCCACGTGTTTATCTGGCCTGCTAGACATGGCAGACCAGATGCGCGAGGATGAGGAAGAGTATTCCTGATCGGGAATATAACTGCTCAACTTGACACAAAGGTGTCTGTTTATTACCGATCAGGAATATCTACTTCCCTTTGATGAACTGCCGTTGGTAGAACATGACAGTTCCCAAAACGTCCTGATCAGTTCTTTTGACAAGGGGGAACTGGGGGTTGGCAGGTTGGAAGTACTCAACACCACCCTCAGTAACAAGCCTACGGACTGTTGCGGTTGAGGACTCAACCTCTCTGTACACAACGAGGTCACCGTTGGTAGGACGATGTCGTGGAGAAACTGTTATGTAACCACCAACGGGTAGCTCTGGAGACATCACTTCCGTCAAGACCTCAAGAGCAAAGCAAGTTTTTGCACAGTCCCAAGCGGCAGGGATTAATGTGATTGGTTGATCCATCCCCAAGGGGGCAGACTCCCACGTGACAACAGGTATAAAATGCTGAGAGTTCCGCGAGGCCGTAGTATCTAATGATGCATGACCTTCGGGAAGAGTTGATAGCCAACCATCGGGTAAATTTAATCTTGCCTCAAACTTACCTGCTGTTTTCTCTCCCATGTTACGTAACCCGTTAACCAACTGGTACACATAACCAGTGGATACCCCTAACGCTTTTGCCATCTGACCTTGACTGCCATACTTATTTACAATCTCAATAAGATTGATACGCCTAATTTCTACTATGTCCAAAGTTTCCCACCTTCCAGAAAAAAAATCTAGATTATACCGACTATTTAAAAATGTGTCATATACCGTTATCGACTGTGTGATATGACACTATTTGCTAAACGTGAAGCATTTGAAAGTTATACTCTCATATAGTAAGAGGGGCAACCCCTAATGTTATAAAGTTAATAGTAAAAAAAATGTTGTGAACCTTCCAAGCATTTGCTATTATCTCAGCATGGATTATAAAAAATACTACGCGACCCTAGGCAGGGAGCAAAAGAAACAACTAGCCGAAAAATTACACACATCTCCTGAGTACTTAGGCCAACTGAATAGTGGCATGAGGTACGCAGGATTAAAAATCGTAAGGGCAATTGAGCCTGCAACAGACGGGGCAGTCGGGATGCACGAACTTCCGCTCAAACCACTCCCTAAGTCAATGGAAGTATCGTTTTAACTCACGCTGATTGAGTTTGTCTCTTTAAGCCTCCCTCGTGGAGGCTATTTTTTTGACAATATGACTGACGGAGGTGTCATCGATGTCCGAAAATAATAACGTAGCTGTATTAAATAATCTGCAAAGCCTTGCTCACCAACTTGATGACGCTCCTGAGAAAGAGGGCAACTCATTCCTAGTACATTGTGTTGCCCATGATGACTCTCATAGAAGTCTACTTCTAAGTGAGGGGTCGAATGGTAAGACGGTGGTGTACTGTAGGGCAGGGTGTACTCAAACTAAAGTGATTGCAGAACTCAAAGACCGTGGGTTATGGAGAGCGACACCCAGAGTGACGCAACCCTCAGTGCTGTATCATTATATAGATGAGCATGGACAGGAGTTCATGACCAAGCGTAAGACTCCCAAGACCACGGTGAATGGCAAGAATAAGTATGCCATTGGGGTGATGGATGATGGGAAGTTCAGAGCGAGTGGCAAACCTGATGGGACACCTCCGCTGTATGGACTTCCAAAACTTCTGGAACGTGAGCCTGAATTTGTATGCGTTGTGGAAGGGGAAAAAGATGTTGATTCAATTACTGAAAAGGGTGGCGTTGCAGTTTGCAACTACGATGGTGCAGGGAAGTGGAGTGATAGCTACACTGATGCGTTACGTGGTCATCGTGTTTTTGTTATTCCTGATAATGATAGAGCGGGTCGCAATCACGCAACTATGGTTGCACTGAAACTCATAGACGCAGGGATTGACACGAAAGTTTGGTATATAGATGACCTTGCTGAGAAGGGAGACATCACCGATTGGTTTGAAGACCACAGCGGTACTTGGGAGCAGGTGCGAGAGGCGTATAGAACCTGTAGTCCGTTTGATGGGACGGAGGAAGACGCCCCGTGGACAGATAGAATGTTGGTCACTGAGCGTGGTGGTTTTGAGAAGGTGATGTACAACGTCAGGTTGATGTTGGAGAACCTTCCAAAAACTAAAGGTGTCCTCAAGTATAACGAATTCCAACAACGGTCAGAAGTGTCTAACGTAGTGCCGTGGCGTAGGGGGAATGATGACTTAGCTATTAGTGACTACGACACCCTTGAGTTGACCTCCTACCTCAATGAGCAGGGGTTGATGGTTAGCAAAGCTATGGTTGATCAGGGGGCAGAGGTGATTTCTAAGACTCGTGCTAATAAATATGACCCCTTAAAAGACTATTTATCAGGCTTAAAGTGGGACGGAGCAGGCCGTGTGGACAGGTGGCTCAAGGAAATTGGCGCGACCTCCGATGAGGAATACTGTAAACGTGTTGGTGCGGCATGGCTAATAGCAGGTGTGGCTCGTGGATTAAATAGTGATGGGGTGAAGGCCGATCAGATGCTGATCCTTGAAGGTGACCAAGGCATCAGGAAATCAACGTGTGCCAAGGCACTGTGTCCTGTGGACGAGTGGTTCACCGACAGTGTTAATACCTTTGAAGACAATGACACCATCTTGAAGATGCAGGGTAAGTGGATCATCGAGATCCCAGAACTTGCGGCTTTCAACAAGACACAGATCAATCAGCAGAAAGCATTCCTGAGTCGGACACACGACACAATGCGTCTGGCCTACGCTCGGTTTGATTCGACATTCCCACGGAGATGCATCTTCATAGGTTCACACAACCCTGAAGGTGATGGTGGCTATCTGAACGACTCATCGGGTAGCCGTAGAGTCCTGCCCGTCAGCATGGGTGGAGACATTAATATCGAGTGGCTAGAAAAGAACAGGGATCAGTTGTGGGCAGAGGCTGTGGCTCGATATAGAGGTGGGGAGAAATGGTGGTTCGACACTGACGATGCGATCAATCAGCAGGTTCTGGACGAGCAGACTGCGAGATATAAAGAACATGAGATCATGGAAGAAGTTATGCACTTCCTGACACATAGACCTACGAGCATGGGTGGTGTCATCGAGTGGACTGAAAGAGAAGAAACAATCACTACACTTTTCCCCCAAGTATTTTGGGAAGCGATGTACGGAGAAGATTATGTGCGTGGTTGTCCCAAGCACGTGAAGGATGGGATAGCTAGAGGGATGCGGATTCGTAAGTGGAATAGAGGTAAGTTTTACTGTAGTACCACTAAGTCTACGAAAAATGGGTGGCGTAAAACTGAAGAATCGGAAGGGTTTGAAAACGTAAAAGGTGAGGGTGATCGGAAAAACACAGCAACTGCTGTAGAAAAAACAACCTCTACTGCCCACCCCCCTTTTTCGGAGAGGGGTGGTGAGGTAGGTGGCGAACAGCAATTGCTTCGTGGTGATGTAGGTGATGGGGTGGTGTCTCCCCCCAAAGTCGAGGTGAGAGAGCAGAAAAGTGAGGAAAAAAGGGAGTCCGTGGATGTAGAAGTGGCGGGGTCTGGAGTAGAGTCTCCTCTTTCTCACCCTATTATTAATAAATCTATATTTGATATGTAAAGATGCCTATATATAAAAAGCAGTATACAGAGAAGAGTGTTGGCACTTTTGGGGGAGAGAAGGTGAGGACGTGGATTGGTAGGAAAAACCAACCTCTCCAATCTCACCTTGTAAATGGCGAAACTTTACTTCGTGATTTGAGTGAGTGGATGGGTAGTTTTGAAGGGGTCTTCGGACTCGATCTGGAGACTACGGATTTGAGTGGGAGATGGGCATCGGGTGGTAGGGTTCGATTATTGCAAATATATCGTGGCGATATAGATCAAGGTATTGTTATTGATGTTGGGGAGTGTGGTCTTGCACCATTCAAGGAAGTGATGGAGGGACACGAGTATGTCGCTCACAATTGCGTTTTTGAGCAGACTTGGTTTGTAGATGCAGGTATACACATCCACGTAAACGATACGATGCTTGCTTACTCATCCATGGTGGGTGGGGTGATGAGTCTGGCAGAAATGAGTAAGAGGTTACTGGGTGTCGAGCTAGACAAGTCATTTCAGAAAGGTGGTTGGGCGAGAGAAGAGTTAAGTGATGGTCAGATAGGGTACGCCTTTACCGATGCATGGGTAGTTTCTGACATCTGGAAGTTGGTGTCAGCCGAGATGGAGCTTAAAGATTGTCGCAAAGGATACAATGTTTTGCTCGGTGCTGTACCCATGGTAGTTGAAATGCAACTCCACGGATTTACTTTCAACACCCACGCCCATGAGAAGTTCATCGAGAAGTTTCAGAAGGGTTACGATACTGCTGAATCTTATCTGAGATGGAGGGTTGGAGATGAGGTTGCGAACTGGGGATCAGTGCGTCAAATTGACGCATGGTTTGAGCAGAAGTTAGCCTCTCTTCCACGAGAAGAGAGGAGGAAGGTATATCGTTGGCCGAAAACCCCTAAAGGTATGCGTTCCTATGGCTCAGACGCTCTTGACGAGGCGATAAGCAAGGGGTTAATACCAAAGTCTTTGGTAAAGATTTTCAGGGCATACAAGGTACGACAGAAGCGATCTAAAATCATCAGTTCTTTCGGGGAATCTCTACTTAGTAGAGTATATGACGGAAGGATAAAGGGGAACTTCTCGATTTCTCGTGCTAAGACGGGACGTATGTCTAGCGACAAACCTAACTTCCAGAACTTTCCGAATGGGAAATTCCGTGAGTTGTTTGTTGCCACGGAAGGACATCAGCTTGTGATATGTGACTACTCCCAGATAGAAGTGAGATGCCTTGGTGAGATGGCAGATGAAGATGTGTTCCGTGATATTTTTAAGTCAGGTGGTGACTTTCACTTTAATACAGCGAGTGCCATGTTCAATAAGAGGGTTGAGAATATAACGAAAGAGGAGAGGCGTAGAGCAAAGGCTTTAACTTTTGGTATTCAATATGGTATGGGTACAACCTCAATCGCCAGAGCGTTAGGGGTGGATGTGCCAGAGGCTGAACTCTATTTACAAGCATGGCTTGATAAGTATCCCATGGTTAGAGCATGGAGAGATCGAGCATTGGCGTTAGGTCAGACAGGTCAGCCAATAAGGACAGCGGGTGACCGTCTGATTTCGGGTACATCTAAGTTTGTGCCTGCCCAACTCGTAAACTTTCCCGTTCAAGGTAGTGCAGGAGATGTTTTATATAATGCTATGAGAAGAGTGATGGTGGACAAAGATGCAGATGTGAAAGCGTTATCTGTTGTCCACGACGAAATAATTTTAGAGTGTCCCACGGACAAGGTCGAGGACACAAAGAAGATGTTAGAAAATGCTATGGTGCAGGGGTATCTTGACGTATTCCCTGACGCTGACATAACAGGCATCGTGGATGCTGAATCTGGTGACAATTGGGGAGCAAAGTAATGAACAATATGGTTGAAAGAGTTGTTGATTGGAATTTGATAGCAGGTAATTATCGGGGTGATTTAGAACATCCCCCGTGGACATCCGTGTGGAGACAGTATGAGTTACTGAGAGAGGAGTTTGAGGAGACTAAAGAGGGGTTAGAAAGTCGTGACATTTCAGAAGTTGTTGACGGTGCGGTCGATTGTATGGTTGTGTGCATTGGCTTGATGAATAAGTTAGGTTTGAGCAAGACGCAGATAAATTCTGCTATCGATGAAGTACTAAGTTCAAACGAATCTAAATTCACAACGGACAAACGTGTTGCTTTAGAGTCATCGGAATTCTACGAGCGTAAAGGAGTGAGAGTGGAAGTTAGCACTACCTCCCCCTATATCTTGAAGGTAGCACAGTCCACTAACCCTGAGTTCCCTGTAGGTAAAGTTTTAAAAGCATCATCATACGTCAAGCCTGATCTTGAGTATGCGTTGAGGGAGAGTTTATATTGAGAATTGTGACGGGAGATTATGAGATTAAATTTTATGATAGATACGGTGCGAAAGTGAAGACCGCTAGGAAAGTCTCAGCACCCAGTTATACAGAGGCTATTGACAAAGGTAAAAGGTTCATTGGTATTCATCAACTCAACTCATATCGGGTTGACCGTCTAGTTTTTAATTCTCTAGATAAGAGAGGCTTGACGTGAGGGAATGGTTGAACAGATGGGTCGGTTGTGGAAGCAGTAAGCATACGTGTCAGAGTTTCATTGTGTCCCCACGGGATGGGGTGAAGATATGCACCACTTGTGGTAACAGAACACCGCTGTCTACTCGTTAGTCTTGTACGCCTCGTACAATTCCAAGTACTCAACGTGTTTAAAATAACTCTCCAGTTTTTTCTTGTTGATTTTACCGAACCCCAGACACCACTCACATTGGTATTTATGAGTGGTGTCTGCGGCTACCCCAGTGCCGTCACAGGGAGGACAGGTCACCATGTTTAATGTACCGTCCTGTCTGGGTCAGTATTTACAAACTCAAAATTAACATCGAGTTCTTCTTCACTAAAGTCGAACGCTATACGTGTCACTAATCTCTCCACAACTTCTGACCATGTCTCTATATCTTGTTCAGCGGTAAGCAGAGAGAAGAGACCACATCCAACTAAGACCTCACTCACTTTAGACATAGTGACATCATCGTCACCGTGTCGTTGCGACAGTAACCTCAATGCCCTGAGAAAAGTGTTGACTGCATCTTCTCTTAGTTGAATGTCTTTATCTTCCACGGTGTCCAACTCTTCCTGAGTTAATTTTTTATCCATGGCTAAGTTTACCACCAAAGACACCAGAATAAATATTGAGGTTATATCTAGGTTCACGATAGTTAACTACCCTAAACTCACGTATGTCTGCGTCTACTATACCACCTAGAAACTTGGTTGCTTTCCGATGACTGTTGAACTCGGCCAACTCCATCCACCTACCACCAATTCTTTCTTCCACGATCAACCACCTCTTAAATGTCTGTAGTCTACTCATGATTTCTTCTCCTTACTCAGTGCTTTCTTCAACTCATCGATGATCTCTCTAGACTCACTCAATTCCATCCGCAAAGTTATTAACTCACGCAAACGAGACCACGTTGCCAACTCTTCTCTCGTCAGCACCCTGAACCACACCTCTACCGCAGGTCTCACACTTGAGTTTGATGTTGTATGCTCTCGGTCTGAGTCATTCAACCACTCAACGAATTGGGAAGGACAGTCTGTCACCATACTCCACGCACAGGGGTTATCTCCCGCCCCATCATCACGATATCCTTCCCCTTGCTTTGCCACTTGGTAATACACTTTGCGAGACTCCTCGCTTTTTATTTTTGTTCTGCTCATTTCTCTCTCCATTTTTGTTGGTTACTTCGGTAAGCGTAGCAATCTGCTCATTTACCCACCCCTACTTTCTCAACATATCTACGTAACGCAGATTGAAAATCTTCCACCTTGTATTCCACTGGGACTGTATTCCCCACGATGTCCAACATGATAAATGTCAGCAAACCCTTGTGGTTGGTAGGTTTGCCACCTAGTACAGGCCACACTTCGAACTCCAACCACCCACGCACATGGGTTTTCAATGTTTCGACCGTGTTGTTTTCCCAGTTATAATCTTCCCACAAGTCTTTCACCTCACTCTCTACTCCCTCAAGAGTGTCCCAGAAATTGTGCGGTTCTGTCCAAACCAACGGGACTTCAGCATCACTGCCTTCCACGATGGATGATATACCCACACCTAAGATTTCAATCTTACTGCTAGGTGTAGCAGACAGGGGATTATAGATGCTATCCCTTCGTGGAAGATCATCACCGCTTTTCTCCCAGATATCATCATTAAGTTTGAACTCGACTGTGATGTTGACCCCTACACCTGCCTTGTATAAGCTTCGGTAGAATCCATACGGTGACCCATATTCCTTCATCAGTTCTTTGAAACTGCTTACTGGTTTTTTTTCTAGTACTCTATTTGATCTGCTCATTTCTCTCTCCATTTTGGTTGACTCATTGCTATACCAACTTTCACAGTTGACATAGAAATAAGTGACCCCCGAAAGGGTCACAGTTTTTCAGTATTTAAAGAAGCAAAATTCGACTTCTCTCAC